GGGCGTTTGCAGACATTGCCGGCGCTCCAAATGCCGAGGTGGTGTTTTCCGTGGGTGCTTTCGTGATGGCTCTGAATGTCAACGACGGAGCCGAGAAGCCCGATGGCTGGCACTGTTCGGCTGCTTTCAATGACACGGACTGGACGGAGAGCGTGACCACGCAATCGGCTTCTGGTCGACTGGTTGCGACTCCTGGCCCTTTGACCGCTGGTGCTCGTCTTGGTGAGTACGCGGTGGCCTACAAGTCCCGCTCGATGTACCTTGGTCAGTACGTTGGCGCTCCTGTTGTGTGGGACTGGACGCAGGTGTCAGGTGGTGATGCCGGGTGTGTCGGGAAGAAGGCAATCTGCGACGTGGACGGGGTTCACTTCTTTGTTGGAGAAGACAACTTTTGGCTGTTCGACGGTACTCGCCCGATTCCTTTGGCCGACGGGACTCTGAGAGATTGGTTCCAGGCCAACAGCAATCCATCCTTCAGATACCTGACGGAGTGCGCTTACAACCGTGCAACGAATCAGGTGTGGATTTTCTACCCATCGAAGAACTCGACCACGCTGGATTCGACCTTGGTTTACCACGTCAAGTCCAAGAAGTGGGGGCGGGCCAATCGCGTCATTCAGACCTCGCTTGAGTACGTCTCTCCATCGGCCACGATTGACGGCCTGACCGCGTACTCGGCAACCATCGACGGTCTGCCAGACATTGGCTTTGACTCGCAGTATTGGATCGCTGGTGGCCGTGCGCTGTCGGTGTTCGACGGATCAAATCAGCTTCTGTCCCTCTCTGGCCTGTCCGACACGTCCAGCATGGAGACCGGGGATGCTGGAGACGATGACCGCGTGGTCTTGCTTCAGCAGCTTCGTTTGCGCTACTCGGTGGCTCCTTCGTCTGCTTCGGTTGAGACCTTCCACCGGATGAACAGCGGGACGCAGTACCTGGCCGGGGTGTCTGGCTCGATGAATGACGGCAAGTTCGATTTGCTGAAGTCGGCCCGCTGGCACCGTGCGCGAGTGACGTTCACCGGCCCTGTGACCGTGACGCACATGAATCCGAGATTCAAGCCGCAGGGGACGCGATGAAGCTCAACACCACGCCCCGGATTGCTTCCGACCCCTCTCTGACCCGCGAACTCAAAGAACACGCCCAGCAGGTCAATGCTGTGAGTGAAGGCCGGATTGCAGGAACCTACAACGCACAGGCATCAGCCCCGACGACAGGTGTTTATGCCGTGGGTGACTTCGTGCGCAACAGCGCCCCGGCAGAGCTTGGAACCGCTGGCAGCAAGTACGTCATTTCCGGCTGGATGTGCCTCAACGCCTCGCCTCTGACATTTGTTCAATGCCGCTTTTTGACGGGTAACTGATGCAGCTTGTACCCATCCAATCCACGCATATTGACGCGGCGTGGAAGGCGGGAGCCTGCGCTCTTGCAAAGGCTTGCGATGCCTCCGGTGGTGAGATCACCGGGGACCAGCTCAAGATGATTTTGAGCCGGGGGGAACGGACATTGATCCGCATGGATGCTGAAGGAGCAACGGCAGGCTGGGGCGTCATTCGCGTGGATCAGCTTCCGAACATGCGCGTTCTTTTCATCACCGATCTGGTGGCTCCTCATGGTCACTTTGAGCGGTTCTTTTCTTCGATCAAAGAGCTTGCGGCGACCTTGGGTTGCTCGCGGGTTCGGTGCGCTGCAAAACCTTCTCAGGAAAGGCTCTACAAAATGAAATGCGACTTCAAACCCGTGTACCAGATCATGGAGGTGGAGGTATGAGCGGCGGCGGCGGTGGCGGCACGTCCAACACGGTGCAAAACATCCCCGAGGAACTGAAGCCCCTTGCGACGAAGTATTCGCAAGATGCCATCAACCTCAGCAACCAGCAGTACACGCCGTTTCAGGGCCAGCGCTTTGCCGACCTGAACCAGACGCAGAACATGGGCATTGATGCAATCCAGAATCGTGCGCTGAACGGCTCGCAGACCATCAACAACGCCGAGCAGGCGCTGAACCAGAACATTGCAGGCGGCCAGACTAACCCGTTCCTAGATCAGATGGTCGGGCGGGCTCAAGACTCTGTGCGCTCGCAGTTCAACACGGGCGCGGTCAACTCTGGATCGTTTGGCAACTCTGGTCTGCAAGAGCAGTTTCAAAAGGGCCTTGGCGACGTTGCATCGCAGATGTACGGCCAAGCCTACGAGACTGACCGCAACCGGCAGATGCAGTCCATTGGCATGGCGCAGCAGTTCGGCAACCAAGCGTACACCGATGCCTCGCAACTTCTGAACGCTGGCCAGTTGCAGCAAGACCAGGCGCAGCAGGGCCTTGACTTCAATTACCAGCAGTTCCAAGAGCAGCAGAACGACCCGTACAAGAAATTGGCGGCCATGTCTGGTGTGTTCGGCTCGTTCCCCGGTCAAAGCTCGACCACGACGCAATCAGGGGGCGGCAAATGATCCCACTTCTTCCGATGATGATTGGCGGCGCCGCCTTGGGTGCGCTGACCAGCAAGAAGCCGCTCAATGGCGCGCTGCTCGGCGGGGCGCTGGGTGCTGGTGGTGGCTTGTTGGCTGGTGCTGGCGGGGCGGGTGGTGCTTCCGGCCTGCTGGGCAATCCAATGACCGCCGCAAGCTACGGCACTGGACTGGGCACTCAGCAAACGGCCATGCTCGCAGCGCAAGAGGCCGGAATGGGCTCAATGCCTATCTCCGGTAGCCTGATGGGTGTGCTGAAAGATGCGCAACCGGCTATCTCTGCTGTGGGTACTGGCGTCCAGACTGCTGGCATGTTCCAAGAACCTGAGATGCCGATCCAGCCTCCCCAGCTCGCGCCGCAAACCGGATCGCAGACGCTGCAAGCGCTGGCAACGCCTCAATCGAACATCGTCCAGGAAGCGGAGATGCGCAAGAAGCGCCGCATGGGTCTTTTGGGAGGTATGTGATGGCTGGACTACTCGACTTCGTGAAGACCCCGGAGGGTCAGGGCCTGTTGTCTGCCGTCGCTGGTGGACTGGCTGGCGCTCGTCGTGGCGCTCCGGTCAACAGCGTGGGCCGTGGCCTTCTGGCTGGCCTGGCTGGGTATGGGAATGCTCAAGACCGTCAGGCGCAGGAACAAGAGCGCGCATTGATGGAGCAAGACCGCCAGCAGACCCGCGCCATGCGCGACATGCAGATGGGGCAGATGCGTACCCAGCTTGAGCAGCAGCAGGCGCAGCAGGCGTGGAAACAAGGCTTGCCTGAAGTGCTCAAGCAATCGCAAGAGCCGACCTATGGTGCATCTGACGCAGGCCCAACCATGACGCCGCCTGACCCGCAGAAGCTGCACAACTACCTGATGGACCCTCGTTCCCCGTATGCCGATAAGCTGCTTGAGGCACAGTTTCTGCCGAAGGCTTCTGACTACAAAACGGTAGGCGGTTCGCTTGTTCGCATTGCGCCTGATGGTAAGGTCACCGAGGCATACAAAGCCCCTGAGAAAGTGGATTACAACCAGCTTCTCATTCCTGATGGGAAAGGCGGTTACATGGTGAACGCAGCCTATCTTGACGCCAAGAAGCAAGTGGCGGCAGCCGGGAAGCCTCAGATTGATGTGACGACCAAGGTGGAGAACAAGGCTACCGAGAGTGTGGCTAAAGAGGTCGGCCCGCTGCTTACCAATTCTCTGACTGCTGCCGAAGGTGCGACTCGCGTTGAAGATGCGGCAAACAGGGTAATCCGTGCGCTTGAATCCGGGAAGGTCATCACTGGTCCTCTCGCGAGCGCCCGCGTCACCGGCCTGCAAGTCGCTGACATGCTAGGGATTGGAGGTGCAAACGATCAAGAGCGTCTGATTGAGACCAGAAAGGCAGTCCGCGGGCTTGCTGAAATGACCCTTCAAGGCCGGAAAGAGATGGCCGGCCAAGGAGCCATTACAGACCGCGAAAGCGCTCTGGCGGAAAAGGCGACTTCTGGCGACATCAACAACCTCACCGCTGCTGAAATCCGAGAACTTGCGGCGGCCTCTCGGCGTGCCGCTCAGTACACAAGGCAAAAGCACAAAGCCCGCGTCAAAACGGCCCGTGAACTGCCCGGAATGGGCACGGTGGCAGACTTCTATGACATTCCAGAAATGCCCGCCGAGCCTGCTGTCGCACCAGTCCCGACCATGCGATTCAACCCGGCGACGGGTAAGCTTGAAGGGGTGCGCTGATGCCCAAGTATGTTGAAGTGAAAGGGCAGGTCATCGAGTTCCCGGACGAGATGGCTCCAGCCGACATTGAGGCGGCCATCAAGAAAAACATGATGAGCATTCCTCCCGAGAAGCCAGCAGCAGTGCAGGCCGGGGGTATGTTGAACGAAATCCCCCGTCAGCTGGGCCTTACGGCTCGATATGGCATCGAGGGGTTGGCGAACACTGCTCAAATGTTCACCGAGCCACTTCGGCAGGTCGTGACCGACCCATTGGTCAGACTTGTGACTGGAGACCCAAACAGGCGCAGTAAGCCGCTTGGTCAAGTAGCGACTGATTTGGCCGACTCCATTGGGCTGCCAAGTCCGAAAAACGCAAACGAGCGCGTGGTGGCTGATGCGACTCGTTTGGTCGCTGGTTCTGGCGGCGTCATCAAGGGTGCTCAGGCCGCATCAAACCTTGTTGGCGGAACTGCGCAAAAGGTTCTGTCTGCGATGGCTGTCAATCCCGTTTCTCAACTCACCGCTGCGGCTGGTGGCGGGTTGGGGCAAGGAGCATCCAGGGAGGCCGGTGGAACCGCTATCGAACAGTTTGGCGGGGCTTTGTTTGGAACGCTTGCCGGTGGTATGGCCCCAGGTGCAATCAACTCTGTGGCCCAGCGTATCAGCGCCATGCGCGCAAGTCCGATGCAGCTAGAAGGCAAGATCACTGTTGCGCTTCGCGAAGCTGGGGTGGATTACTCGCAGCTACCTAAGAACATCAGGGATGGCCTGGTGTCTGATGTTCGCAAGGCAATGTCTGCTGGAGATGAGATCAACCCTGACGCCCTGCGGCGGCTGGCTGACTTCAGGCTCACCAACACAACGCCGACGCGCGGCATGGTCACGCTCGACCCTCTTCAGATCACCCGGGAGCAGAACCTTGCCAAGATGGGGGCAAACTCCAATGACCAGAGTTTGCAAGGGTTGGCTCGGGTTCAAAACGACAACAACGCCCGTCTCATCCAAAACCTGAACCGCCTTGGTGCAAGTGAGGGAAATGTTGACGCTGCGGGAAATCTAGTTACTTCGTCCGTCGCTAGCCGACAAGCTCAACTCAGAGCCGCCGAGCAAGCGGCATGGGATGCGGCCAAGCAGTCTCCGGGCTACCGTCAGCCCATTTCGTCTGCGGTCATCAGCGATATAAACCAGGCGCTCGGTGATGAGGCTTTGATGCCTTTCATGAATCCGACGATCAGCAAGTACATGGAGGCGTTCCAAAAGGGTCAGCCATTCACCCCCCAGGATTACCGAAACTTGCAATCAATGCTGTCACGCGAGATTGCCAAAGGCGGGAACGAGGGGGCGGCGGCCCGGTTGGCGCAGCGGGTGCTAGAGCGGGCAGACCTTAGCCCGATGACCAGCGCTCCCGGTCCAGGACTTGTGACGGCAAGAACTGCTGGGGCACTTCGCGCGGAGGATGCGGCGGTTGGCGCTTCTGCTGATGCGATTGATGCCGTGAACCAAGCCAGAGCAGCCACGCGGGCGGCATATGCCTATGAGGACTCATCTCCGCTTGTTCGGTCCGTGCTGTCCGAATCCGCCACCTCTGACCCTCAAAGGATCGCACAGCGCTTTGTTGTTGGTGGCACTACGGCAGAGGCCAGGACTCTGGCGCAAGAGGTCGGCCCTCAAGGCATTGGCACAGTCAAGAACGCGCTTCTTGCTCACCTGAAAAACCGTGCGCTCAATGGTGCTGCTGATGAGGTTGGCAAGTTTTCGCAATCTGCCTTCAATAAGGCCCTGCGGGAGATTGGCGATGAAAAGCTGCGATTGTTTTTCTCGCCAGAAGAAATCGCCGCCCTTCAAGCCAACGGCAGGGTCGCAAGCTACATGCAGGTTCAACCGGTCGGGTCTGCGGTGAACAACAGCAATTCAGGTGCCCTCATCGCTCAGAAGGCCCAGGAGTGGCTTTCGATGATCCCGGGCGGGAAAATGTTGGTGGCTGACCCATTGCAGTCGATGACCATCACCCTTGGTCAGAGACAGGCGCAGAACGTGGCCCCATCTCTTCTCATGCCGCCAAGTCAGCGGTTTTCTGCCTCTACGTTGCTTGGCCCATCTGTTGCCGCTGGCGGCTTACTTGCCGCGCCAGGACCAGTAAGCCCATAAGAGGCACATGCCGACTAGCCAGCCAAGCAGGCCGGGCTCTACGCCCGCCCGGGCTAGCAATTCGTTCAGATAGTCAAGCACTTTATCCCCCAAGCCCGCCCCGTGCGGGCTTTTCTTTTTCAAGGATACGCCATGCCCGTTCCATCGGCAATCTCCGACCTCTCAACGACCCCGGGCCTGAACTCCCCCGCTGGCTCAGAGTCTCCCGCCTCCATCGATGACTACCTGCGCACTCATGCTGCTTTCATCAAGCAGGTGAGCGACGCATCGGTCAAGACTTCCGGCGACCAGACCATCGCCGGAACCAAAACATTCAGCAGCCCGATTGCTGGCTCGATCACCGGGAACGCGGCGACGGCGACCGCCGCCAACACCATCGCGCTCACAAACGACGGCACGACGAACGCGGCTCACTATCTGACATTCTCAGACGGCACGGCGGGTCAAGAGAACTTGAAGACCGACACCGCAAAACTCGCCTACAACCCGAGCACTGGTCTCTTGAGCGCCAATATTTCGGCGGCAAGCCTGACAAGCGGTAGCGTCCCAGATGCCCGCCTCACTCAAGTTATTGGTATCGGCCAGACATGGCAGAACGTCGCAGGTAGTCGCGCACTCGGCATTTTCTACACGAACAGCACTGGCCGCCCGATTGTGGTGACGGTGACGATTGAAGCTGCTGCAACTGTTGGTGTTAAGTACTTCATTGGCGGCACTCAGTTCGCCGCCACGAACGTGCTCAGCAACCTCCCGCAGACATTCACTTTCATCGTTCCGAGCGGCATCACGTATCGCGTCGATTCGGCCTCAATCATTCAATTCTGGTGGGAGCTTCGCTAATGAAACACTTCAAAGACTCTGACGGCAACGTGTACGCCTATGAGGCTGACGGCTCGCAGGATGAATTCATTCTGGACGGCCTGACAGCGATCACCAAGCAAGAGGCCGATGCACTTCGTGCGCAGCCTCCGAGCGTCCCTCAGAGCGTGACCCGCTTTCAGGCTCGTGCAGCCCTACACCTCGCCGGGTTGCTTGAGCAGGTCGAGGCTCTTATGGCGCATCCCGACACACCTATGCTGGCAAAGCTCGCATGGGCCGATGCGATGGAGTTCAAGCGCACCAGCCCGACCATTGCATCCTTGGCCTCCACTCTTGGACTTAGTGATGCGGCTCTTGACGACCTGTTCACGGTTGCAGCTGGGATCGACGCATGATCCTGACCGCCACCACCGCTCTCGGTTACGCAGTCGTCATCCAGTACAAGCGGGATGGCCTTTGGCGGCTGCTTTCTGCGCCCGGCTTGCTTGTTCTGCTGCTGAACGTGATAGCCAATTACGTCGAGCTGGCCTTTGTCTTTGGCTGGCCCAGGCCTGGTGAATACACGATCAGCCGGCGCATGAAGCGCATGCAAAACGACCCTGATGAAATCCCTGCGCGTCGTGAGTTGGCCCGCATGGTTCAGGTTTTTCTAGACGCCTGCGAACCAGACGGGAAGCACTGACATGACCAGCCTAGCCTCTTTCGTTTTTGTCTCCTTCAACCTTCTTTTTCCGGCTCTGGCTCATGCTCAGGCGCAGCTCAAAAGCCCGCTGTCGTACTCGCTCAGGGAGTACGGTGTGATTCTTGGGATCGCATTGCTGGGCGGGCTTGCCAGTTGGTACAGCAGGGTCAGGAAGGGTGAGACGGACATGCTCAACTTTTCGTCTCTGATTGGTGAGCTGGCAATCTCCGCGTTTGCTGGCCTCATCTCGTTTTGGATATGCGAGTCACTGGACTTGAGCCCGCTCATCACTGCTGCTGTTGCGGGTATGGCAGGGCATGCGGGTGGAAACGGGATCAGTTGGCTGGAGAGGTTGGGTAAGAACTACGCCGAGCGCCGTATGGGTGTTTCTGGGAAGGATGCGCCATGAACTTCGACCAGGCATTTCACCGGCTTCTCGGGCACGAGGGCGCGCACAGCAACCACCCCTCAGACCCCGGCGGCGAGACCATGTGGGGCGTCACCATCAAGGTTGCCCGGGCGCATGGCTACAACGGGCCAATGGCCGAGCTTCCGGTGAACACGGCAAAAGCCATTTATCGTGATCTGTACTGGGACGCGGTGAGGGCCGACGAGATGCCCGCAGCCATCCGATACCCGCTGTTTGACGCGGCGGTGAACTCCGGTGTTCGGCAGTCCGTGAAGTGGCTGCAATCGGCCATTGGCGCATCGGCTGATGGTGCCATCGGCCC